ACAGTGCAAGTACAGCATCTGGTGGATTCTTTACTGTTGATTCATATCCAAATTATGATACTATTCCAACATATACATCAACAAGCACAGGGCAAACTTTTAATTTAAGAGATTGTGTTGACTTTAGACCATATATCACAGATTCAACTTCTATTGTTACACCTAATCCTGGAAGTTTAATGGTGGCAGATTATGCTTACTATTTAAATAGAATTGATAAACTTGTTGTAACAAAAGACAAAGATTTTCTTGTTATTAAGGGAACATCAGCAATTAATCCAACAGTTCCTCCAGATAATCAAGATGCAATGACTCTTTATGTATTGACTGTTCCTGCTTATACTTATAATGTAAAAGACATTAAAGTTAAATATATTGAAAATAAGCGTTATACAATGCGTGATATTGGTAAGTTAGAAAAGAGAATTGAAAATCTTGAATTCTATAATGCCTTAAACTTATTAGAACAAGATACACAAAGTTTCGATGTAACTGATTCTGGTGGTAATGATAGATTTAAGAACGGTTTCGTTGTAGATAATTTTAGTGGTCACGCAGTTGGTGATGTATTAAATTCTGATTATAAGTGTTCAATGGATTTCAATAAGAAACAACTAAGAGCACCTTTCTCAAGTACTCCTGTTGAAATTGCAAAGGATACATTAACAAACACTGTACAAACTGGAACATTAATTACACTAACTTATGACAAAACAGTATTTGCTCGTCAACCTTATGCAAGCAAAACTGTAAATGTAAATCCATATAACTTCTTTTCATTTATCGGAAATGTTTCATTAGATCCAAACAGTGATACATGGCATGATACAACAAACAGACCTGACGTTGTTATTAATAACGTTGGCGAAAATGATGCTTGGGTTTCAAATACACAACCATTCCAAACACAATGGAATGACTGGGAAGATAATTGGACAGGTACACAAACATTAACTGAAACTTATCAAAGTGGAGCATTTGTTTTTGATTGGGAAAATAATGGCGGATCTATTTATCAATTAGGTCCAGCAGTCACAACTACTAGAACTGTAAGAACAGGTGAAAGAAGAAGAACTGGGTCTGTTACTGAATATGTTCCAGAAACAATCACAAAAGTTGTTGATGATAAAATTGTAAATATTGGTGTTGTTCCTTACATTAGATCTAAAACAGTAAGATTTATTGCTAAGGCACTAAAACCAAATACTAGAGTTTATGGATTCTTTGATGATGTTGCAATTACATGCACATTTGATACTCAATATCAAATTAGTGGAAATCCTAACAATGGTCAAACTAATGCACAAGGTGAAATTTCCGGAACATTTACAATTACTGCCGGAACATTCAAAACTGGTTCTAGAAAGTTTAAATTAACCGATAGCAGCACAAATAATTTAGCAGCTACAACAACTGCTGCTGAAACAAATTATTTTGCTGAAGGAACATTAATAACAAGAGAAAAAACTGTTGTTTCAACAAGAACAATGGTTCCAAGAACAAGAACTGTTGAAGATGTTATTACAATTTCAGAACCAATTAGTGTTCCTGATTATGTTGATCCATTAGCACAAACTTTCTTGGTTCCATCAAATACATATCCTAATGGTATGTTTATGGAAAGTGTTGATATCTTCTTCCAAACAAAAGATGTTAATGTTCCAGTAACATTACAAATTAGACCAACACTTAATGGATATCCAAGTGCATATGATATTGTTCCATTTAGTGAAGTTACAATGCAACCATATGGAAAAGTATCAACAGTTTCTATTACAAATCCTGGAGCAAGTTACACAGTAGCACCAACAATAACTTTTTCTGCTCCAAATTTAAGTAATGGAGTTCAAGCAACAGCAACAGCAACAATATCTGGTGGTCAAATTACTGCAATTACAATCACAAATCCTGGATATGGTTATACATCAAATCCTTCTGTTACAGTAACAAGAGGTGTTGGTGATACAACAGGAGTTAATGGTGCAGTATCTGCTGTAATTACAGATTATGTAAAAACAACTGATTTAGCAACAGCAGCAAAAGTTGCAACAAACTTTAAGTTTAGTTCTCCTGTTTATTTGCCTCCAGGTGAATATGCAATTGTTCTAATTACAAACACAGACAAATATAATGTTTATGTTTCTGAAATTGGTCAATTAAATATCACAAGTGTAGATCAAGGTCAAATTATCAGCACACAACCATATGCTGGCTCATTCTTTAAATCACAGAATGCCAGAACATGGACTGCTGTACAAGAAGAAGATTTGATGTTTACAATTAATCGCTGTTCGTTTAATCAAACATCAGGAACAGCAGTATTTAAGAATACTGCAATGGCTTCTTCAAAACCATATCACTTATTTAAAACAACTTCTCAAGAAATTAATTTTGGAAATAATAAAGTTTCTTGGCAATACAAACCATCTAGTGATGGAACAGTTGCTGGTATAGCATCTTCATATACCGACTACTATAGCAATAATAACACATATCTTTCAACAGAAAAGAGAGTTAATAATGCAGGAAGTCTAGTTCTACAAGCAACATTAACATCATCAAATAACCAAGTATCTCCTGTTATTGATACCGAAAGATTAAGTGTTATTGCTGTTGAAAATGTAATTAATAATATTTCATCGGTAACAACTTCTACTGTTGGTGCAACTGGATTTATAAGTGCTTCATCAGTAGTATATGTAGATAATGGTGAAAATTTCGATAACAACAACGTCATTCAAATTTGGAATGAAAAAATGTTAATTACTGGTGGTGGTGGAGCAACTGGTCCAACAGGTGCAACTGGTTTCGTTGTTTCAAGAGGTTACTTGGGAACTGGTGCAACAGCAGTTACAGGTGCTACTGGTGTTAATAATTTATCAAAAGATGAAACTTATAAATCCGGTGGTGGTGCATATGCTAAATATATTACAAGAAGAATTACATTAGCTGAAGGTTTTGATTCAACTGGAATTAAAGTTCTATTATCATCTTTTGCACCTTCACCATCTTCAATTGAAGTATATTATAAAATTTTAACAACATCTGACAGTCTAACATTCTCAGAAAAACCATATGTTAAAATGACAGAAGATGTTGTTCCAACAAACGCTAATATAGATACACAATCAAAATTTATTGATCGCCAATTCTCCGCTGGATTATCTGGTACAGCATTAGATCCATTTACAGTATTTGTGATTAAGATTGTTATGAAAACTACAGATAAAACAGTTGTTCCAATTATTAAAGATTTAAGAGCAATTGCAGTAGCTTAATGAATATACAAATAGAAAATTCTACTCTAATTCGTGATATAAACTCTAAAGCGGTTCTTTCAACAGACAGAACCGCTTTAGATAAATTTAATAAACAGAAACAAGAAAAAGAAAGAATAAATAAATTAGAGAGAGAAATGGTTGAAATAAAAAGTATGTTGGAATTAATTTTAAGTAAAATCGAGAAATAAAAATGAACATACTAAGTTCAGGTAACGTTTTAAATGTAAATATTACTAATGCTGGTAGTGGTTATACTACAGCAACAGTTAGTATTGCTCCACCAACATCTGGTGTTCAGGCAACTGCTGTAGCTACAGTTGCTGGTGGTATTATAACGGAAATTGTTATTACTAATGCTGGATATGGATATAATTCTATTCCTGCTGTTACCATCACTGGTGATGGTTCTAATGCTGCTGGTGAAGCTGTAATTTCTGCAAATGATTATGTAGATCAATATAATTCATTTGATCAATGGAGAGTTAAAACTAATAGAATTGTTGATGCAACAATTAATGGACAACGTAGAGGAAACATGATTGCTGCTGGTAGAAGTGTTACTTCTGTCCAGATTGTTAATGGTGGTACTGGTTATACTTCACCAACAATTGCATTTTCATCTCCATCAACATCAGTTTACTTAGATGTTAATTTGACAAATACTTTGACTGGAAATGTTGTTACTAATTTAACAGGAACAATTAAACAAATTGTTATTTCTGCAACAACTACAAATGAAGGTTCTGTTTATGTTGGTGATACAATTTCTCAATCTTCCGGTACTATTAAAGGAAGAATTATACAGAAAAATGGCTCATCTATTTTAATTTCTGTTTTAAAGGGAACATTTACTAATACTTCAGCTACAACTTCTCCTGGAAATGTTTCTGTTACTTTAAGTTCTGTGACTTCAGTGAGTTCTGCAACAGGTAGAATTACATCATATGATTCTGCAAATAAGAGATTTATTGTAGATACAATCGTTGGAACATTTAATTTAACAAATTTAGCTTCTGTTTCTACATCAGTTGCTGACGGTTTTGAATTTGTAAACTTATCACAAGTAGATAGTTCCGGAACAACAGCAACAGCTACATTAACAGTTACATCTGGTGTTATTACTGGCGTTACAATGACAAACTTTGGATCTCGATATGAAGTTGCACCAACAATTACTATAACTGGAGCATCCACAACACCAGCAATTTTGCAACCTATTTTAGATCCAAAACCAAATTCTTTCTTAGTTTTTGATGGAACTAAATATGTAGATAAACCATTAAGTGATGAAATTTTTGTAACACATACATCAACAAAAGCATCAGCAAGATGGAATAGAGCTAAACGTGGTTATTTTACAAGCATCACACAACTTTATTAAGGAATAAAATATGGCTTCAGGTAGATTAGCAGCAACTTATATTAGTACTCAAAATACAAATACTCAAATTTATCAAGTTCCTGCTGGAAAAATTTCATCATTTACTATCAATATTACAAATTCTGATACCAATAATGCAACAGTAAGAATTTCATTACAAGCAGGAACTTCAGTTGTTAATGGTGAATATATTGAATATGATGCAGTAGTTTATCCAAAAGATAGTTATACTAGATCTGGAATTGTTTTAGAATCTGGTAAATACTTATATGTAAATGTAACATCAGCATCACCAACTGTACATGTAACAGTTTGGGGATTTGAAGAAGATTTGGCATAAGGAGATAATTATGAATATTCTTGGTTTTTTTAATAAAATTGTAAGTGCATTAAAGAATTTCTTTTCTGGAGATTCTTTCAAAAAGGTAGAAGGTGCAGCGATTGCTGTATCACAACTAATTCAATATGCTCTACCAGCAGTTGAATTAGTTGCAAAAATGACTCCATCAAAAGCTGATGATGAAATTGTTGCTATGATTAAGAAGTTAAATATGCCTGTTGAAGTTGATTTAAATCAACCATTAAATTCATATGAAAAGCAAGCATATCTAAATGGTGCAGCCAGACTTTTAATTCAGGGAGAATTAAAGAAAGCTATTTTAGCTGCTGGTAGTGCAGGACTACAAATTGGTGGACAAAAGATTGGTGATGTAACAGATATTCCCGATAATTGGTTAAATTCAGCAATCAATCTAGCATATACAGCATTTAAAGCAACACTAAAGTAAAATGGCAAGACTAATAAATTTAAACATAGATCAAGGTTCAACATTTTCTACTAAATTATTAGCATATGAAACAAATCCATATTCATTAGATAATGGATCAATAACAGAAAATACAGATTTTTTACCACTTGATCTAGGTACAATTACAGGTTATGTAGAAAGTATATCCATTACTTCTGGGGGTAATGGATATACTTCTATTCCATCTATTACAATTTCTGGGGGTGGTGGTTCTGCTGCAACTGCTGGTGCAGAAATTTCTGGTGGTTCTGTAACAAAAATTTATATAGTCAATAAAGGTGATGGTTATACATCAAATCCATCAGTAACAATTTCAGCACCAACTTCAGGTTCAACAGCAACAGCTACAGCAAGAATTCAAAAAGAAGCTGGAATTAATGGTGCTTTAATTAATTTAGTTGGCGCAACAGTTCGTGGACAATTAAGATATTCACCATCTAGTTCATCAGCGGTAACGCTTACAGTTTCAACAAATACAACAACATCCGAAGTAACATTATCACTAACAGCAGTACAAACTGCTGCACTAAAACCAGGACGTTATGTATATGATGTAGAAGCAACTCTTGCGGATACAACAGTAAAACGTTTATTCGAAGGTGAAATTAGAGTAAATGCAGAGGTAACTAAAATCTAATGCAACCAGCATCAAGAGAACAATTAAAGGATTATTGCCTTCGTCGTTTAGGATTTCCTGTAATTGAAATAAACGTTGATCCAGACCAATTAGAAGATCGCATTGATGATGCTATGTATTACTATACACAGTTTCATATGGATGCTACTGACAGATATTATTTTAAATATCAAATGACATCACAGGATATTACAAATAGATATGTAACTGTTGATGATTCAATTATTTCAGTTGTAAAGATGATTCGTTTAGGTGGTTTTGGTGCTACAAAAGGTAATATCTTCGACTTTAGATATCAGTATGCATTAAATGACTTGTATACATTTGGTAGTACCATGTCTATGCAGGGTTATCATATGACAAGAGATTACTTGTCATTTATTGAATTTATATTCAATCAAGAAAAACTATTAAGATTTAACAGACACCAGCAAAGAATTCATATTGATTTGGATTGGGAAAGAGATGTTTCTGCTGGCGACTATTTAATTTTTGAAACATATAAAGTTATTAATCCAGATCAATTTACAAAAGTTTATAACGATAAATGGCTAAAAGATTATACAACTGCATTGTTTAAAAAACAATGGGGTGATAACTTAAAAAAATATGATGGTGTTTCACTTCCAGGTGGTGTTAAACTAAATGGTCAAAAAATATATGATGAAGCTGTAGGTGAAGTTGATAAGTTAGAACAAGAATGTCAATCAACATATCAATTACCAATTAATTTCTTCATTGGATAAAAAATGCCTACAAATAGATATTTCAATGAATTTAGAAATAAAAGTGAACAGAAATTATTAGACAATTTGCTAACTGAATGTATAGCAATGCATGGTATTGATTGTTATTATATCCCAAAAACTTTTGTTAAAAAAGATGAAATTTTTGGAGAAGATGTTTTACTTGAATATAAGAATAAGTTTCCTATTGAAATGTACATGGAAAGTACAGAAGATTTTACTAGTAATGATAACTTAATTTCTAAATTCGGTTTAGATATTAAACAAACTTTTACACTATTAGTTTCCAAGAAACGCTTTGATGAAGAATATAACAGAAACTTCCAAACAGGAATAAGAAGAGTTCAATTTGATGATAGACTTAAGCGTCCAGAAGAAGGCGACTTAATTTTTATTCCTTATTTGACTAGAAAACTTTGGGAAGTTATGTATGTAAATCAAGAATACAGCAATACATATCAATTGGGAGATTTGTATGTTTGGAAACTTTCTTGCGAACTTTACAGATTTACCGACGAAACGATTGAAACTGGAATTCCTGAAATTGATAATATTAATGAGAAGTTGGAAAAAGAACTGCAAATAGATCAACCAAACTTCTCAGATAATGAGAAGTTAGAAGAAAAGTCTACTACAATATTGGATTTCTCAGAAAAAAATCCATTTGGTGAATTCAATAGAGAGAACTAATGTTAGGACAAACTTGGTATAACGAACACATTAAACGTTTAGTTTCAGTTTTTGGAACTTTATTTAATAACTTACACGTCCAGAGAAAAGATAATTCTGGAAGTTTAGTTAAAGATATTCGTGTACCTTTATCTTATGGACCAAAACAAAAATGGTTAACGAGATTAGAACAAGATGCTGAAGCTAACAGACAAACAGAAATTTCACTTCCTAGAATGGGATTTGAACTATCTGGTTTACAATATGCATCAGGTAGAAAATTACCTACTGTAAATCAAAACTTTAAAAGTTCAGATAATAGAGATAATATAATATCTCAATATAATCCAGTTCCATATGATTTTTCATTTGATCTTTGGATCATGTCAAAAAATATGGATGATGGTTTAATGATATTAGAACAAATTGTTCCTTATTTTACACCACAATTCACAATATCTATTATTGAAGATAATACAATGGGTATCTCAAAAGATATTCCTATTATATTAAAAAGCGTAAATCCTCAAGATAATTATGAAGGAACTGTAGAGGATAGAAGAGTTTTAATTTGGGATTTAAAATTTACCGTTGAATCAAATTTATATCCACCAGTAAAAGATAGTAAGATTATTAAAAAAGCAATTGTAAATACAATTGTAGATACCACAGTTGAAGGTGCTGGTGGTAAACAATATTATAGTGTTGAGGTTAATCCCTCAAATGCTGGTGTAAATGATAATTACACATTAATAGAAACATTTATTGTTGATGATTATAATTCATCAACAATTATAACTAATCCACCATCAGAAAGTGGTGCTACTAGTCCTTCGGGTGGAGGTGGTGGAGGCGTTGTTACTTATCTAAAATTAGATGATTTGTTTGATGTTGATACTGTAAATTTATATGATGGATCAGTTTTAATTTATAATTTATCAACACAAAAATGGATATCTTCAAATGAATTAAATAATTTAGTTATAGATGGGGGTTCTTATTAATGGGAAGAAGATTGGAAACTTTATCTTTATCAGGTTCAATTATTTTTATATTTTCATTTTTTACTTTACTAGGTATTATAATGATGTTTTGTAAAGTCCCAGAGGGAAATGACGTTTTTAGAACATTTTCTACAGCATTAGCAACTTTTGTAACTGGTAAAAAAATATCTGATATAGAAAAGTAATAAATAATATATAAATATCTTTTCTGTAAGAGATTTCTAAATGCCATCAAACATCATAAAAATAAAAAGAAGTATTGAACCTGGAAAAATACCAACTAATTTACAATTAGAAATTGGTGAATTAGCTTTAAATTTAAATGATAGAATTCTTTACACTAAAGATCATAACAATAATGTTATTCAAATAAATAATCCTTATCAGGGTGCTACAGGTTTCATAGGTGCAACAGGTATTGGATTCACTGGTGCAACAGGACCACAAGGTGTTACTGGATTTACTGGTGCTACTGGAACTCCAGGTTATGTTGGTTCAGATGGTGCAACTGGATTTCAGGGGGCTACTGGATTTACTGGTGCAACTGGATTAATTGGAGCGACAGGAGCGCAAGGACCAGCAGGATCTTTTGGTGGTGCATCTTTTGATTACATTTACGATGATTTTACTATCATTGGTAATCCAGGATCAGGGAAATTAAGATTTAATAATTTAAACTTCTTTTCAGTTACTGAAATGTATATTAACCAAACAGATGCTAATTCTGTTTCGGTTTATAATTTCCTACAATCAATTGATGATTCAACATCATTAATTAAAGGCCATTTTACAATATCAGAAAAGGTCAATCCTGCTAGTTATGCATTATTTGCTATAACAGGAACGCATACTCATGGTGATAGTTATTTTAACGTCCCATCATCATATATTTCTGGATCAATGGATAATTTATCTGGAAATACTGAAATAGTAATATCATTTGCAAGAACTGGTGATATTGGTGATACAGGTCCAATTGGTGCTACTGGATTCACTGGTGCAACAGGACCACAAGGTGTTATTGGGTATCAAGGTGCTACTGGAACTCCAGGTTATGTTGGTTCGGATGGAGCTACTGGATTTACTGGTGCAACAGGACCACAAGGTATTACTGGATTTACTGGTGCAACAGGACTACAAGGTGTTACTGGCTATCAAGGTGCTACTGGAACTCCAGGTTATGTTGGTTCGGATGGAGCTACTGGATTTACTGGTGCAACAGGACCACAAGGTATTACTGGATTTACTGGTGCAACAGGACTACAAGGTGTTACTGGCTATCAAGGTGCTACTGGTGTAGGATTTATTGGTGCTACAGGTATAGGATTTACTGGATCTACTGGATTACAGGGATCTACAGGTTTCCAAGGTTCAACTGGTTTAACTGGATTTATCGGTTCTACTGGTTTAACTGGATCTACTGGATTACAGGGATCTACAGGTTTCCAAGGTTCAACTGGTTTAACTGGATTTATCGGTTCTACTGGTTTAACTGGATCTACTGGATTTATAGGTGCAACTGGTTTTATTGGCGCTACAGGTTTAATTGGTGCTACTGGTTTAACTGGATTTATAGGTGCAACTGGTTTCATTGGCGCTACAGGTTTCATTGGTGCTACTGGTTTAACTGGTTCAACTGGATTTATCGGTTCTACTGGTTTAACTGGTTCAACTGGATTTATCGGTTCTACTGGTTTAACTGGTCTTACTGGAGCCACAGGTTTCACTGGAGCCACAGGTTTCACTGGAGCCACAGGTTTCACTGGAGCCACAGGGGTGACAGGACTTACTGGTGCTACAGGTTTCGCTGGAGCCACAGGTTTCACTGGTGCTACAGGGGTGACAGGACTTACTGGTGCTACAGGTTCTGGTTTACAAGGATCTACAGGTTTCATAGGTGCTACTGGTCTTACTGGCCCCGCTGGACAAAGTACAAGTTTATTTTATTATCTTGCTGAGACGAGTACTCAATCAAATGCATATCCTGGTGATGGATTTATTGTTTGGAATAACTCTACCCAAACTAGTTCAACACACATATATATTTCACATTTAACTAGCGATTTAACAGATATTGAAATTATTTTGGGTCTATTAAAATCGACTCAAAGATTTATTATTCAAGATCGCAATGTAAGCGAAAATTATCAAACTTGGGAAATCACTGCTGTTACTGGAAATAATATAGGAACTTCTACGGCATATTATGATTTTACAGTAACATTAATTGCAAGCGGTGGTTCTTCGAATTTTACAGATAATCATGAATTATTCTTATCTGTAATTTCAGCAGTAACTGGATTCCAAGGTGCAACTGGATTGACTGGTGCAACTGGATTAATTGGAGCTACAGGATTTATAGGATCAACTGGTTTCATAGGAGCCACAGGATTTATAGGATCAACAGGGTTCACAGGAGCCACAGGATTCATTGGTGCTACAGGTTTTATTGGTGCTACAGGATTACACGGATCTACAGGTTTTATTGGTGCTACTGGATTTATAGGTGCAACTGGATTACAAGGTGACACAGGATTCATTGGTGCTACTGGATTTATAGGTGCAACTGGTTTCATTGGTGCAACTGGATTACAAGGATCTACAGGTTTTATTGGTGCTACTGGATTCATAGGCTCTACAGGTTTTATTGGTGCTACTGGATTTATAGGTGCTACTGGATTCATAGGTGCTACTGGATTTATAGGTGCAACTGGATTCATTGGATCTACAGGATTCATTGGAGCCACAGGATTTACTGGAGCAACTGGTTTCATTGGTGCAACTGGATTACAAGGATCTACAGGTTTTATTGGTGCTACTGGATTTATAGGTGCTACTGGATTTATAGGTGCAACTGGATTCACAGGTGCGACAGGATTTACAGGTTCAACTGGATTCATTGGTGCTACTGGATTTATAGGTGCGACGGGTTCTGGTTTACAAGGAGCAACTGGTTTCATTGGTTCTACTGGATTTACTGGAGCTACAGGTTTCATTGGTGCTACTGGATTTATAGGTGCAACTGGATTACAAGGTGACACAGGATTCATAGGCTCTACTGGATTTACTGGAGCAACTGGTTTCATTGGTGCCACTGGATTTATAGGTGCGACGGGTTCTGGTTTACAAGGAGCAACTGGTTTCATTGGTGCTACTGGATTTATTGGTGCTACAGGTTTCATTGGTGCTACTGGATTTATAGGTGCAACTGGATTACAAGGTGACACAGGATTCATAGGCTCTACTGGATTTACTGGAGCTACAGGTTTCATTGGTGCTACTGGATTTATTGGGGCCACTGGATTCACTGGAGCAACTGGTTTCACTGGAGCTACAGGATTAACTAAATCCACTTTCACTTTTGGTGGAAGTGGAACACCAACTATTGCAAATAGCGTTACACCATATTTGTATGTTCCATACACTTCAACAGCAACTAATGCAATACTGACAGCAAAAACTGCTCCTACAGGCGGGTCTTTTGTAGTATCAATTCTAAAATCATCGAATAATGGTTCAACTTTCCCAACAACTGTTGTTACTATAACTTTAACTACTGGTAATAACGTAGTAACAACTACTTCATTTACGAATTCAGGTTTAACTGCTGGAGATCTATTAAGAATAGATATCACATCTGTAAATGGTGCAGCAGATTGGAACGCATTTTTAATTTCGGAGTAATATATGAGTTCACCATTAGCAAATAAAATAGCAGAATGTATAGATTTGGCAGTAGCAGATAGAACTGGTTATTGTGTTTGGAGAGGTTTCTTATATGATGAAGAATGGAAAATAATAGTTGATTATAATGGAACAAATGAATTATTTCAAATAAGAGTTAAAAGAAGAGATATATCGAGTTAATTATGGCTACAAGACAAAAAACAGTAGAATTTGCATATCCATTTTCAAACACTTCCGTCGCTTCAGGAAATAATAGAGATTTCACGTCAATAAATTTGTATATTCCTGAAAATATAGGTGTGTCAAAAACAATTGATTCAACATCAGCTACAGGTAATATAATAACATTCACGACAGATCATGGTTTGAGAATTGGCAATAGATTAGTTCCTTCATCTACTGGCGGTGGATTAACATCAGGAACGACATATTGGGTTAAATCTGTTCCTTCAACTACAACTATTACTGTAAGTGCTTCTTTTGATGGAGCGACTTCTACATTAACAAATTCAACGACAGATATAAACTGCACAATTTATGATATAGTATTTAAAAATGCTTTTCTTGAAGTTAGTTCAGTAGATAATGCCGCCACCGCCGCAAATGTCACTGATGTTACTTTAGGTTTAACATTGGGTGCTATAGCAATTGGTACTTTTTCTAATACAAGTGTACTAACTAATTCAGGAGAACACCAATCTTGGACGTTTATATGTGATTTTAGAAATTATTTTAATCAAAATTGGACAGCTAACGCCACAACTATGGCTAGTACAGCTAGAATCAATTTAACTGGATTAGCTACAAATAACACTAGTGCAAAAATTGTTATAACTTATGAATATGAAGATAGTGTTGCGACAACAACCAGAATTAAAACAGTAAAAATACCAATTGATGGTAATACTGGAAATTTAACAACTACTGCATCAAATATTGGTGCCGCAAATCAAGTTCCAAATCTAAGTACATTTTTACCAGAAGCTTCTAAAACTTTTAGAAACATATTTTTTGAATCATATAGTCATATGGGCAATACTGGTACAGGAAACACAACCAACGCAACATGTACATTAACATTTAGTGGAACTGATGCCGCAAGTCTTGCTTATAATATGGCATTATCTACAGATAGATCTTTTAAGAGAATAGATGAAATTACATCTATATTAGCAACAAATGCAACTAGTTCTATTACTGCCAGAGTAAGTAACGTGACATCAATCACTATGCCTTGTATGTGTGGTGTTTTAGTTGTAACATATGAGTATGATCATTCATCGAGTACCAGTATAATTAACAGTTTAGAAATTCCTTTTGGTAGTTCAGAATCGACATCTGGCCGATCTGGACTTATTGGAAATAATTTTGTAGTTGATTTCTTTATTCAAGAACCAACAACAATTTCATTAGTTCAATCTGGTTTATTAATGTCAACAATGGATGGTGCAGCCTTATCATTAGTTATGGCAGTCGGTTCACAAGCAGATAGAACTTATACACATGCAGGTGGTGGTAATAGAGTTGGTTCTTTTGTTATAGGAAGAAGAATTGATTCTGGTGAAACAGGTTCTACTGCTGGTATAACTTTATCGAGAGGATTAAATACATTAATAATTGAAGCTAAACCGTCAGTTGGTACGGACTCAGTTACTGGTGTAGTATTTTTAAATTACACTAGCGGGAAACATTCTGATGGTGATGGTGCTCATAATCATACAGTAAAATTTACTACTATAGATTATAGTAACTCAATATCTACCAGTACTTTAAGTTCTACATTTACACCAGTATCTCCATTTGGATCGTCTCTTGGTACTGTCCGTGAAGATATACCAGAAACGAATTATTTTTTAACTAATAGTGGCTTAGACTTATATACAATTACTGGATCTACTGTATCACAATTTCCATTTTATATAACTACTCTTGGTCTTTTACAAGATGGTACAAATTCAACTGCATTGAGAACTTTGGTAGATATAAATTATTATAACTCAGATGCTGAGGCGGGAACTATATATTCATGGTATAATACTACAAACTTTTGGAAACAATACCCAACAGATATAAGACAACCTAGATTTGCATTAGGACAAGACAATAGAATCTATTATAATCAAAAATTTGTATTAAATATTGGTAATTTTATGAATACGAATTTAACTTATCATACTATATCATACACTATATCTGGAACAATATCAGGATCAAATGGTGGTACAGTTAATATTGAAGCTTATAGAACAGATAATGGTGAAAAAATAGCATCTACTTCAAGAACAGGGAATGGATCATATTCAATGACTTGGTATGATAATACAATTCCAGTCTTCGTTTTTGCATATGAATCTTCTACATATAAGGGAGTATCTGTTGAGCAAGTTGCAGGAAATACTTTTGATGTTTCATTGGCTAGTGGAGGCGGGGGCGGACCAACATACTATTCTTATTTGTAATATAAATATGTTTAACTTATAATAGTTGAATGGAGAAAATATAATGAGTCAAAAATACAGATTTCACATTTTGGGGCTTCCTCATACTGTAACTAATTCAGAATACACGGGTTGTGCTTATACGCAGAAGGTTCTCAAATTTGGAAAAATGATGAAGGCTAGAGGCCATCATATTATTCATTATGGTCATGAAGATTCTAATTTAATTTGTGATGAACATGTCACAGTTACAACAAATAAAGATCTAGAAATTGCTTACGGTAATTACGATTGGCGTAAGAACTTCTTTAAGTTTGATATGGGTGATCACGCTTACAGAACATTTTATACTAATACTATCAGAGAAATTCAAAAACGCAAACAACCTTTAGATTTTATTTTGCCCTTCTGGGGATTAGGACATAAACCAGTTTGTGATGCACATCCCGATATGATTGTTGTTGAACCCGGAATTGGTTATGGAACTGGTCATTTTGCTAAGTATAGAATTTTTGAATCTTATGCAATAAGATCAGCGGTTGGAGGACCAAATTCAGTCACCAATTGTCAAGAAGATTGGTATCATTCAGTAATTCCTAATTATTTTGATCCCGAAGAATTTACATTTTCACAAGAAAAAGATGATTATTTCCTATTCATGGGTAGAGTTTATCCAGGAAAAGGAATTGACATTGCATATCAAGTTTGTCAGAAATTGGGACTTAAATTAAAAATTGCTGGTCAAGGTTCTTTAGAAGAATATGGTTATAAAGAAATTCCTGGACAAATAGAAAAAGTTGGTTATTTAAATTCAGAACAACGAAAAGAAATGTTGTCTAAAGCAAAAGGATTCTTTTTACCTTCAATGTACAATGAACCTTTTGGTGGTGCTTCAATTGAAGCATTATTTGCTGGTTGTCCGATTATAACAACTGATTGGGGTTCACATGCAGAAAATAATCTACATGGTGTAACTGGTTATCGTTGTCGTACATTTGATCATTTCTGTTGGGCTGCTGAAAATATTGATAAAATCAATCCTAAAAATTGTTATGATTGGGCTATGAATAATTTCACCTTAGATAGAGTTGGAAAAATGTATGAAGAATATTTTCAAATGGTTTGGGATGTTTATACTAATGACGGATGGTATCAAAGACATACAGAAAGAACTGATTTGGAATGGCTAAATAGATATTATCCAAAAGGGATTAATTAATTTTTTATGGAAAAACTTATTGATAATATAAATGAAACTTTCACAACTATATATAAAGATTTTAGTTGGTATATGGGACAAAATGAATCTAGATCTGGATTAGGTAGTACATTAGAATGGACTTCCAATTTTAAAAGTATACTTTTAAAATTTATTTCAGAAAAAAATATCAATACAATATTAGATTGTTCTTGTGGAGATTGGAATTGGATGAGAACTATTTCAGACAGTCTTCCTAATTATATTGGATTAGACTGCGTACAAGAAGCTATAGATTACAATAATAAAAATTATTCTAAAGATAATATAAAATTTATATGTTCTGATATGAATACATATTTAAAAAATATAGATTATAAATTTGATTTAATAATAATCAGACATACACTAGAACATCTTCCTTTACAGTATGCGACAGAAAGTGTATCCTTAACAAAAGAAAAATCAAAATATAGTTTTATAACTTCTTTTTCTGAAAAAGTAGTTAATATAGATTTAGATTTTCCTAAAGAAACATATAGGCCAATATATCTTGAATCTGATCCGTTTGTTAGTATTTTAGGTAAACCAATTGAAAAATACTATGATGGACCAGAAACTAATAAAATTAGTTCACATTATCCAGAAATAAATTTATATGAAAATAATTGATTTTAGATATGTAAATAAAAATGATGTTTTTGATGATACTTATCCACATTGGTCTAGAAAGTATGAATATCCAACATTATTAAATATTTTAAACAATTTGGAATTACCAAATAATCCAAAAATTCATAATTCTTCTTGGGGATTTGATTTAGAACATCATCAGAGATTTAAGAATGAATTAGAAAAAAAGTTTGGTCGAGAATATGTTACTAATTCTGACATTCTTTATAGTAGAATAGATAACACTTGTATACATGATATAACAAAAGAACCAGATGATAACTTCAAAGAATCTTTTGATGTTATTTTAAATGTTTCTGCACTAGAGGAAATTCCCGGTGATCATGTACATCATTTATCTAATCTGATAAAACAAGTTAAAAAAGATGGATATGTTATTATAACATTTGATATTCCTGGACTACAATTAAATAATATTGAAGATTATTTAAGACAAAAAATATCATATAAAAATTATGAAAATAGAATTATTGGTTCAGGTGCACCTTGGTTTGATGGATTAAATGTTGGTATTTTAATAATTAAAAAATAATATGGAGTATGTTGTGAAAAATTTTAAAGAAGAAATACAAAAATTTTTATGGATGTTACAGTCAAATAAAAATTTTTCTTTAGCTAGATTTGGTGATGGTGAAATGATTGCTATGAGAGGAGAATGTATTTCTTCTGGTTATGGTGAATGGTCTACAAATGGTTTTGATGATAGATATGATTTAGCTAGAAATTTATTACATAAATCTTTCACCTATAAAGATCCTAATTATTATGTTGGTATAGTTTGTCCTTGTTGTCAAGGATATAATAATTTTAATAATATGAAAAAATTATCAGATCAAAGTGATGAAAATTTAACCTATGCTAATATATTTGTGAATTCAAATTATCAATATTTCATAAACAATTACATTGAACTATTCAAAAAAAGAAATATAATATTAGTTGCTAATGAAAAATCTAAAGTAAATAATTTACCTTTTTCTGGAGAAGCATTTATTCCGGTTAAATATAATGCTTGGGTTGAAAATATAAATTTAGTTGATGAATTAAAAAATTGGAAAACAGAAAATAAATTATATTTATTTGCTTGTGGTCCTTTGGGTAAAATATTAGCACAACAATTATGGGAAGTAAATAAAAACAATACTTATTTAGATATAGGTTCAACTTTACATCCTTGGCTACAATCAGATTTAAATATTCGTGGTTACTATATTTTAGATCATTCAGATAATAAAAAGATTTGTTATTGGGGATAATATGAATAATGATGTTACTGTAATTTTGAATGGTTATAAAAGACCTCAAAATTTGAAAAAACAAGTAGATGCAGCTTTAACACAAACAGTTAAAGTAAAAGATATTTTTTATTGGCAAAATTCAATGCCAAATGTTCATTATGATATGCAAACATCAACCAATTATTGCATATCATCATATGCATCAGTTAATTTTGGTGTTTGGGCTAGATTTTATTATGCATTAAATGCTAGAACAAATTATGTTTGTATATTAGATGATGATACAATCCCAGGAACACAGTGGATTGAAAATTGTTTAAATACATACGAAAAACATCCAGGTTTGCTTGGAGCAATTGGAATTAAATTTCCAAATAGTTCTTATGAATATCAAATGACTGATCGTTATGGTTGGGATGGAAATAATAATGAACAAGTAGAACGTGTAGATATTGTTGGACATAATTGGTTTTTCCACAGGGATTTATTATCAGTTTTTTGTAGAGAATTACCACCAATAGATCACAATTTTATTGTTGGTGAAGATATGCACTTTTCATATGTTTTACAAAAATATACAGACTTAGGAACATATGTTCCTCCACATCCAAAAAGTAATAAAGAAATGTGGGGAAGTTTAAAAGGTTGGGAATTAGGTTGTGATGAAGTTGCTATCGGATGTACAGGTGGAGTTCCTAAGATGTTTGAATACACTGATTATTTAAGACAAAAAGGGTTTAAGTTTCTTCATGAATTAGGAAAATAAATTATGAGAAATATAATATTTTTTACAGAAAATAAATGGGCATTTGGTACAATTCACAATTCACTTTGTAAAGAATTGTACCGATTTGGTATTAATGCTGAAGTATTAGATTGGGAACGTCAATATCAAATTGACGAAATGTTAAAAATTTCTGATTCAACTGATTATTTTGTTACAACTCCAGTTGGTATTGGTTTCTTATTAAATTATCAAATACCATTACAAAAAATTATTGCAGTTGCTCATGGACAATGGGATATTTTATTAGCAAGACAACAAATGGGGTTAGATATTTTTAATAAAATTGCAAAATATGGAACTGTATCTGAGATATTAGATAAGAAATCTATTGAATTTGGTGTTCCAGTAAAATCACATGTTGTTCCGTTTGGAATTCATTTTGATAGATTTTATTCAAAACCCTCCGAAAAATTATCCACAGTTGCTATGGCTGGAGCATATTCAACACAAAACTTTTTTGGACAAGAAATAAAAAGAGGCGCACTTGTTGAGCAAGCTGTTAAATATACTGGACTAACTTTTAAGAAACATAATTTTTATCACTATCTTTCAATGCCTAATTTTTATAAAAGCGTTGATTGTATTATAACTGCTTCAACAGAAGAAGGTGCGGGACTTCCTATGTTAGAAGCCGCTGCTGCTGGTAAATTATGTATTAGTACACCAGTTGGTTATTTTGAAAAAAATGGTCCTGCTGGTGGTGGTCATGTTGTTAGTATTGACCCAAATTATTTTATAACAGAAACTGTCAGTTTATTGAATTATTATGCTGATAATCCGAAAGAATATAAAAATAAATGTTTGGATATTCAAGAATATGCTAGACAAAATTATGATTGGAAATTTCATATTGATAAATGGGTTGATTTTTTATTATAAATAATTAAATATGTCAGAAATTTATATTGTAAATCCAGAAGAAAATTTACCTGAAGTTGAACCTGATGTTTTACCAGAAACAACTAGAAGTATTGTTAATGCTGAAACAGAAGAAATTTCATCTGAAGATATCGCAACTGCAAATTCTAGTGGTTTAACTTCACATAAATTATTAACTGCTCAACAAGGATTAACTTGTACGGGCGGATTTATAACTACTTCATCTCAGGGAATTAAATTTTCAGACAATACAATACAAACAACAGCAGCGTTGGGTTCTGAATATTTTAACTGGGTAAAACAAACAACTTCATTTACAGCACAATATAATAAAAGATATATTGTTTATGGTAATAATACACCAACTAATCTTGTAGTCACATTACCTTCTGGGTATACTAGTGCAGCGATATATATCGCTGTTGATTATTCTACAGGAACTGGATTTAAAATATTAGCATCTGGTTCAGATTTAGTTGAAAGTTCATCATTTATTATTATTGATAATACTTATATTGTAGATAATGATGTTATTGTTTTAATTTTTGATAGTGGAAATTGGAAATTATTTGATATTAATTCTGCGGGAACACCAAGTTCAACAATAATTGGTGCTACTGGATTCACAGGTGCTACTGGTTTTACGGGTGCCACAGGATTACATGGTGTTACTGGATTAACAGGTGCGACAGGATTCATTGGTGCTACTGGATTCACAGGTGCCACAGGATTCATTGGTGCCACAGGTTTCACTGGAGCTACCGGATTCATTGGTGCCACAGGTTTCATTGGTGCAACTGGTTCTGGATTACAAGGTGCCACAGGTTTCACTGGAGCTACCGGATTCATTGGTGCCACAGGTTTCATTGGTGCAACTGGTTCTGGATTACAAGGTGCCACAGGTTTCACTGGAGCTACCGGATTCATTGGTGCAACTGGATTCACTGGAGCTACCGGATTTATTGGTGCAACTGGTTCTGGATTACAAGGTGCCACAGGTTTCATTGGTGCAACTGGTTTCATTGGTGCCACAGGTTTCATTGGTGCAACTGGTTCTGGATTACAAGGTGCAACTGGTTTCATTGGTGCCACAGGTTTCATTGGTGCAACTGGTTCTGGATTACAAGGTGCAACTGGATTCACTGGAGCTACCGGATTTATTGGTGCAACTGGTTTCATTGGTGCCACAGGTTTCATTGGTGCAACTGGTTCTGGATTACAAGGTGCCACAGGTTTCATTGGAGCAACTGGATTACAAGGTGCAACAGGATTTACAGGTGCCACCGGACCAATTGGTGGTTCTAATACACAAGTTCTATATAATTCATCCGGAACAACTGCTGGATCAGCAAATTTAACATTTGATGGAACTAGATTAACTGCTGCTGCTTTAACAGTAGATACAAATACATTATATGTAGATCAAACAAATGATCGTGTTGGTATTGGTACAGTTTCACCAGGAGTAAAATTAGAAGTTAATGGTACTATTGTTGCCGGAACTTTTAATAATACTAGAATACAATTAGTTTCTGGTGCACAAATTGAAGAATATTTCTCAACTGAAGTCAATCCTCGCTGGAGAGCTTCTAGAGATTTGATAGCTAGTGGATCGGCTGGAATAGGATTTAATAATTCAGGATCTGGAACTATTGCTGCATCTGGATCAGCTATAGGAAATCCTGCTATAACAAGGACATTATCATTTTATACTAGTAACGGATCTTCTTTAACTGAAAGAATGAGAATTGATCTAAATGGTAATATTATTTTAGGTTTTGGTGAAGGTGGCGGATCAGCAAGTTCGAACTTAGTTCGAGGACCAAACATGACAGGAACCAATTTAACTGGTTCTAACTTAACTATTGCTGCTGGTAATGGTACTGGTACTGGTGGAAGTGGCGCACTTGTTTTTCAAACTGCACCTGCCGGAAGTAGCGGTTCAACAGCAAATACTCTTACTGAAAGATTCCGCATTAGTTCTGCTGGAAATGTTGGTATTGGAACATCGGCTCCTGCAACTATCTTAGATCTAGGTGGTGGAACGAATTATATTAATGGTACAACATCTTATACAGGTATTTTAACTACTGCAAAAACAATACAAATATATGATGCTACACAATCTTTCTTAAATTTAGTGAGTGGCGTAAATACATCTGGTGCAGTTTTGGGTGGAATATTTTTTAGTAGAAGTCTTGGTCAAAACGATGCACACTACAATGTTGCTGGAATAACTGCTATACAAAACAGTACTGGAACACTCTCTGGTGGAGAATTATTGTTTTATACAAAAGCAAATAGTTCTCCTTTCGAAAGAATGCGTATTAATTCAACAGGAGATATTATTCTTGGTTCTGGCGAAGCTAGTGCTACAACTACAGCAGCTACTTTAAGAGGTCCAGCTAGAACAGGAACAGATGCTGCTGGTTCTAACTTAACTATTGCTGCTGGTAATGGTACTGGTACTGGTGGAAGTGGAGTGTTAATTTTCCAAACAGCATCAGCAGGAAGTACTGGTTCAACAGCAAATACTCTTACTGAAAGAATGAGAATCAGTTCTTCTGGGAATGTCGGTATTGGAACAACAACCCTAGCAACAACTCTTAATGTGAAAGGAGTCACCACACAATTGGCAACTGGTGGTGAAGGTGGAGAAATAGTATTTAATAATCCAGACGATGCAACTGTTGGTCTTTATATAGACGTAAGTACTGCTGATGTTGGTAGAATATTTAGCATAAGAAATAACACTTCTTTGCGTATGGGTCAACTTCAAGGTACTGGTGGAACTGTTGAATTATATACTGCTGCAACAGAAAGAATGCGTATAGATGATTCAGGAAATGTTAAAATAGGCGGAACCCATCAACGTGCAACTACAACAGGAACAAATCATCTAGATATATTTAATGGAACTGCACCTGCCGGAACATTATCAAATGGAATTTCAATATACTCTTCTAGTGGTGAATGTTATGTTATGGATGCTTCTGGAAACGCAACACTAATTTCACCACACGACAGAGAAACTAATGAATGGATTTATGATTCTGTAGATACAAGAACTGGAAAACGATTAAAGATAGATATGGAAAAAATGATGCGTTTTCTAAATGAACATTTTGGTTTGGATTTTGTTCATGACTTCGCAATTGATAAATAAATTAAAGGATAAATATGGCAGTAGAATATACATGGCAATTTAATGGAATTAAAGTTAAACCAATTCAAGATAGTATGACAGATGTAGTTGTTTCTTATGAATGGAGAAGAGGTGCATTAGATGGTGAATATTTTGTAGATTCCTACGGTTCAATCAATCTGTCAGATCCAGATCCAAATGATTTTAAAGAATATAACAATCTAACAAAGCAAGATTTAATTTCTTGGACAGTTTCTTCACTTACACAAGAAGTTGTAGATAATTATGATGCTTCTCTAGCTGCACAAATAGAAAATTTAAAAAATCCACCATTAGTATATAAACCTGCACCTTGGAATATTTAATAAATATAATATATTAGGAGATTTTAATGTCAAGAAACGTTTATGATGGTCTAGTAACCAGAAAAGTAACAATTGCATCAGGAAGTTCTGTTTCTGGTGCTGTAGAACCAGATGCTTTAGGTAGTTTAGTTGGTATTATTGTACCTTCAACATGGTCAACAAATACAAATGGAACTAACTATGGTATTGGTTTTCAAGGTGGTGTGGATGCAAATATTTCAACTTATCTTGTTGAATTTACATATACTGCATCACAATCAAATCCAAATGATATTATTTTTGCATCACAATATGGATTAAAACAATCACAAATTACATTTTCTAGTGGTGCTGTAGCAAATGTTTTAAATGCAACAACATCAAATGGAACTGGTAGAATGTTAGTTGAAATGGTTTCAGGAACTATTTCTGTATCAAACACCGCAACTGGTGATTATAATACAGCAGTAACAATTACTGTAACTTCCACTGCACAAGCAGATAATTATTATACAGTATATAATGAAGCTAATGCAAAATTATCTTATCCAGTAACTGCTTCATCTTATGTTAATTTACCATTTGGTGCATTATCTGGTGTTAGATTCTTAAAATTAGTTTCAGTTAATTCTGGCGGCACAGCATTAAATCAATCAACAGCTCAGGAATTTACATTAGTCTTTAGACGTTATATTTAATTTTGAATGAATAATACACCATATTATAAAGATCCAGCAGTTAAAGCTGCTGGTATTGTTGAAAATTACAGTCAAGAACAGGTTCAAGAATATATTCGTTGTTCTCAAGATCCAATTTATTTTATTGAGAAATATATTCAAGTTAATACAATTGATAAAGGTCTTGTTCCATTAAATTTAAGAACTTATCAAAAAAATATTGTAGAATCTGTTCATAACAATAGGCATAGTGTAATTTTGTCAGGTAGACAATCTGGCAAAACTATCACTATTTCATCATATATTTTATGGTATGTATTCTTTAATGCTGATAAAACAGTAGCAATTCTAGCAAACAAAGGTGCTGTTGCAAGAGAAATTCTTTCTAAAATTGTTACAGCATATAAAACAATTCCATTTTTCTTACAACCTGGAGCTACTACATTTAATAAAGGTTCAATTGAATTAGGAAACAATTCTAGAATTATTGCTTCTTCTACTTCATCTTCATCAATTCGTGGATTCATGTGTAATCTTCTATATCTTGATGAATTTGCATTCGTTGAAGGTGCTGATGAATTTTTCACATCTACTTTCCCTGTAGTTTCTTCTGGTACATCTTCAAAAGTTATTATTTCTTCTACACCAAGAGGACTTAATTTATTTTATAGAATTTACAAAGACGCAACAGAAAAAAGAAATGAATTCTTCCCAATAGAAGTTCATTGGTCAGATGTTCCAGGTAGAGATGAAAAGTGGAAAGAACAAATGATTTCCACTTTAACCGAATCTGGATTCAGACAAGAATATGGAAATGAGTTTCTTGGTTCAGCAGATACACTAATTAAAGCAGAAACATTAAGGTCATTAAGATTTACTGACGCTTTACATACAAAAGATGGCTTTAAAATATTTGAAGAACCACAAAAAAATCAAAAATATTTCATGATGGTTGATGTTGCTAGAGGTGTTGGTAAAAATTATTCAGCATTCATTATTTTAAATGTGTCTCAAATTCCATACAGAGTTGTTGCTACATTTAAAAGAAATGATATTGTACCAATGGCATATCCAGCCATTATTAATACAGCAGCAAAAAAATATAATGAAGCACAGGTATTAGTTGAAATTAATGACGTTGGTGGACAAATTGTTGACATTTTATTTCATGATTTAAATTATGAAAATATTTTATCTGTAAATAATACCAACGATCAAATTTTAACCACAGGATTTTCTTCTGATAAATTTAGAAGAGGTATTAGAACAACTAGAACAACAAAAAGATTAGGTTGTTCTAATATGAAAACATTAGTTGAAGGTGGAAAAATTGTTTTAAATGATTTTGATTTAATTAGTGAGCTTTCCACTTTCGTTCTACATCCAGATGGGAAGTATGGTGCGGAAGAAGGTTACAATGATGATTTGGCTATGTGTTTGGTTTTATTTGGTTGGTTATCTGCACAGAAAAATTTCTCCGAATATACTGACAATAGTATTCGATTGGAATTAATTAAAGAAACAGAAGAAGTTATGGATAGGGATTTACTCCCAACAGGTTTTTTTGGGGCAAATGATTTTGATTCTCACTTCATAGAAGGTGATTCAAATAATGATTTTTGGGAACTTGTTGCTGAAAGAAACTATTTCTGAAAACTTCAAAATTATAAATAAAAATTGAAAGTCTAAATAGACTAAAATTTTAAGGAGAAAAAATATGGCTTTTCGCATTTCCCCTGGAGTTAGCGTAAGTGAAATTGATCTAACTACAATTATTCCAGCAGTTGGAACAACTGGTGGTGCGTTAGTTGGAGAATTTCAATGGGGTCCAGTAGAAGTTGTTACACTAGTTGATACAGAAAAAACTCTTGTTAACAAATTTGGCAAACCAAATTCTACAAACGCAACTACCTTCTTTCAAGGCGCAAATTTCTTATCATACAGCAATAATCTAAAAGTTGCTAGAATTGTTGGTTCAGCAGCTAGAAATGCAACATCTGATGGTGCTGGTTTATTAATTAAAAATCTTGCTGCATATGAAGCAGGATATTCAACAGGACAAGGTTCTGTTGGTTCATGGGCAGCAAAATATCCAGGAATTTTAGGTAATAGCTTAAAAGTTTCTATTTGTCCTGCTGGAAGTTTATTTTCAGATACAAGCATTACAGGAACAGTAGACGTTTTAGCATCATCTACAACTGTTACAGGTACTGGAACATCATTCACAACAGAATTAACTGTTGGTTCATATATCACAGTTAGTGGAATTGAAAGAAAAATTACAGCAATTGCAAGCAACACATCATTAACTGTTAATGCAGCATTCTCATCAACTGCAATTGATGATGCTTCAATTTCTTCAGCACGTTGGGAATATTCAGATGAATTTTCTCAGGCACCTGGAACATCTGATTATGTTGCAGCAAGAGATGGTTCAAATGACGAAATCCACGTTGTTGTAGTTGACGAAGATGGTGTTTGGACAGGAACAAAAGGTACTGTTCTAGAAAAATTTGCATTCTTATCAATCGCATCAGATGCAAAAGACAGTGCAAATAATTCAATTTATTATGCAACAGCAATTTCTAGAAGTTCAAATTATGTTTATTGGATGGATCATCCAGTTTCAGCTTCACCAGCTTGGGGTTCAGTAGCAACATCTGATTTTAACACAGTAACTAACTTCTCTGGTTTAAGTATTACAACCAGTTTAGCTGGTGGTCTAGATGGTACTGCAACAAATGGTGATTTACAGACAGGTTGGGATTTATTTGCAAATGCTGATGAAGTTGATATTTCATTTGCAATTTGTCCTCCTGTAGTTGGAGCATCAGTTGGTTCTATTGCAGCAACAGAATATGCAGTAGCAAATTATGTAATTAACAACATTTGTGAATCAAGAAAAGATGTAATTGCAGTAGTTTCTCCACGTTATGTTGATGTTGTTAGTGCATCAGATCCAACAACAAATGTTGTTGCATATAGAAATGTTCTACAATCTTCATCTTATGCAATTATGGATTCTGGTTGGAAATATCAGTATGATAAGTACAACGATACTTTCCGTTGGATTCCATTTAATGCTGATATTGCTGGACTATGTGTAAGAACAGATCTAGAAAGAGATGCTTGGTTCTCACCAGCAGGATTTAATCGTGGTATTGTCAAGAATGCTATTAAGTCTGCATGGAATCCAACAGAAGCACAACGTGATTCTCTATATGTTGTTGGTATTAATCCAGTAACAACATTCCCAGGACAGGGTATTGTTCTTTTCGGTGATAAGACTCTATTAAAGAAGCCATCAGCTTTTGATAGAATCAATGTTCGTAGACTTTTCATTATTCTTGAAAAGGCAATTGCAACAGCATCTAAATATACATTATTCGAACTTAACGATGATTTCACAAGAGCATCATTCGTTAACTTAGTTGAACCATATCTAAGAGATATTCAAGGACGTAGAGGAATCTATGATTTCAGAGTTGTTTGCGACACAACAAATAATACTCCAGAAGTCATTGACAGAAATGAATTTGTTGGTGATATCTATATCAAACCTGCTCGTTCAATCAACTTTATCCAACTAAACTTCGTTGCAGTTCGCACTGGTGTTGCATTTGAAGAAATTGTTGGTAAGTTCTAATATAAATAGGAAATAGGAGAAATATATTAAATGCCTTTCAATCTAACTGATTTCCGCTCTCAAATGGTTGGACAGGGCGCACGTCCTACCCTATTTGAAGTAACGTTAAATTTTCCAACATTTGTTGCGAATGGAGCAAATGCAGGTAGAAAAGCAACTTTCATGTGTCAGGCAGCAAATCTTCCAGCAAGCACACTTGGTAATATTGAACTAAGTTATTTCGGAAGAAAAGTTAAGGTTCCTGGAGACAGAACTTTTGACTCATGGACAGTAACAATTCTAAATGATGAAGATTTTGCTATTAGAAATTCTCTTGAAAATTGGATGAATGCATTGAACAGCCACGCCGGAAATACTCGCATTCCACAAACAATTGCTAACAATGGTTATGGTGTAAATTTACTAGTTAAGCAATATGGCAAAGCTGGAGATGTATTAAAAGTTGTAAATTTCATAGGAGCATTTCCAACAAACGTAAGTGCAATTGATCTAAGTTGGGAAAATAACAACTCAATTGAAACTTATACATGTGAATTCCAATATCAATGGTGGGAATCAGTTCCATCAACTGATGGAACAACTGGTTCACTTGCTCTTTAATTAAACTAATTGGGGAGGCTATTTTAGCCTCCCCTATATATTACTATGCCAATTGAATTATTCGGTTTCCAAATAGGACGTAAGAAAAAAGAAGAGACTCCATCGTTCGCCATTCCAACGAACACAGATGGAGCTATGACTGTTTCTGCTGGTGGTATTACTGGTAGTTACATTGATTTAGATGGAAATGCCAAGAACGAAAATGATCTTATCAATCGTTATCGTGAAATGTCGTTCCATCCCGAAACAGAACAAGCAATTAATGATATTGTTAATGAATCTATTGTTGTAGAAGATAATAATTCACCAATTAAAGTTTTAACAGACAATCTACCATACGACAATAAAACTAAGAAGATTATACAAACAGAATTCCAAAGCATTTTAAATATGCTTGATTTTACTCAAAATTCTGTAGAAATTTTTCGTCGTTGGTATGTAGATGGAAGACTATATTTTCACAAGATTATTGATGTATCAAAACCAGAAGAAGGTTTAAAAGAACTAAGATACATCGACCCAAGAAATATTAGAAAAGTTAGAGAAATTGAAAAGAAAATTTCTCAATATGGTGTTCCATTAGTAGATGTTAAAGATGAATATTACGTCTATAATGATCAAGGTATTGTTTCAAATGCACCACAAAGTAATCATGGAATGAGAATTACTACAGATAGTATCTGTTATGTACATTCTGGTCTTGTAGATAATACAAGAAATATGGTGCTAAGTCATTTACATAAGGCTATTAAACCATTAAATCAACTAAGAATGATGGAAGACGCTCTGGTTATTTACAGACTAGTTCGTGCACCGGAACGTAGAATTTTCTACATTGATGTTGGTACATTACCAAAACTAAAAGCTGAACAATACATGAAAGATATCATGGGTCAATTTAGAAATAAGTTGATTTACGATCCAGCAACAGGCGAAATGCGTGATGATAAAAAGCATTATTCAATGCTTGAAGATTATTGGTTACCACGCAGAGAAGGTGCAAGAGGAACTGAAATTTCAACATTAGAAGGTGGAAAAAATCTTTCTGATATTGAAGACGTAAAGTATTTCCAAGAAAAACTTTTTAAGTCACTAAATGTACCTATTTCAAGAATGCAGCAAGGTGAAGGATTTAACCTTGGACGTGCATCAGAAATTTCAAGAGATGAATTGAAATTTTTCAAATTTATTGAGAATCTACGTTCACGATTCACAATGTTATTTGATGATTTGTTATATACCCAGTTAGTATTAAAGGGTTATATTTCTAAGTCTGATTGGCCTAAGATTCGTCAGAATATTAGATATGAATTTGCAAAAGATTCTTATTTTACTGAAAATAAAAATATTGAAGTATTAAGAGAAAGAATTCAGATTGCACAAGACTTAGAACCATTTGTTGGAAAATATTTCTCTAACAGATATGTTAGAACACATATTTTTAAACAAGATGAAAAAACTATTGAAATGATGGATGAACAAATCAAACAAGAAATTGAAACTGGTGAACTAGTTACACCAGAACAAGAAGCTGCTGTTAATGGTACATCTGGGCAACCAGCTACTAAAACAGCACCAGCAAAGCAAAAGAAAGATGATTCATCTCATCCAGATAAAACATTAGACATTCCTGATATAGTAAGAACCAGTGGTCCTGGTGGTGCTTCAGGAATTAAAAGTTACTAAATTATAAATAATTAAAGGTTATTTTATGGAAAATAATTTTACACAATTAGCTCTAGCAGGAAAAGCTACAATGTTTCGTGATTTGGTATATAACACTTTACAAACCAAATTAAGTGCAGCATTAGATACAAAGAAAGCTGAAATAGCTTCTTCATTATTCGCACAACCAGAGAAGGAATAAAATGAAGTTAATTGTAGAAGAAATTAATAGCATATCATTCTTAACAGAAGAATCTAACGGCAAGAAAGATTATTATGTTGAAGGTGTGTTTCTAGAAGCTGAAACAGAAAATAGAAATAAAAGAATTTATCCACGTCATATTCTAGAAAGAGAAGTTGCACGTTATAGCGAAGAAAGTATTGCTAAAAATCGTGCATTTGGTGAATTAGGTCACCCAGAAAATCCTCAAATTAATTTAGATAGAGTATCACATATCATTAAGTCTCTAAGACAAGAAGGCAACCAATTTATTGGTAAGGCTAAAATTTTAGATACTCCTTTTGGTAAAATTGTCAAGAACTTTATTGATGAAGGCGCACAATTAGGAATGTCTACTAGAGGTATTGGTTCTATTAAACAAATGAGAGAATCAGCTATTGTTCAGGACGATTATCACTTAGCAACTGCTGGTGATATTGTTGCAGATCCTAGCTGTACTTCTGCATTTGTTCGTGGAATCATGGAAGGTAAAGAATGGATCTATGATAATGGTATCTTTAAGGAATCAGAATTAACAGAAATTAAAGATATCGTAGAAGATTCATATTCAGTCAAAAAGTCAGAATTATCTGAACAATTAAGACTAGAAGCTTTCAATAAGTTCATGGAAAAATTAACAAAAATTTAATTCAGATAAATAATTAAAAAAGGAGTTTTAAATGCCATCACTTGAACAACAAATTTTAAATATGTTAAATCCAATCACTGAAGAAAAGCACGATTTGGGTCCAGCAGTTGTAAGTCCAACCGATGCATTACCAGATTATTCAAAAGGTATGACACAGATGCCTGTTCCAACAACAAAGCCATCAGATGCATCAGCAGAAACTGGTTCTACTAAGTCTTCAAAAGAAGGTGACAATAACACTTCAGCAGCAAAATCAATCGAAATGAAGGGTGCTGTTGCAGCAGTTGTTAAAGAAGAAAAGCATGAAGATGAAGAAGAAGATAAGAAGCTTATCAAGAAGATGATGGATAAGAAAGAAAAAGAAGACGAAAAAGAAGAAGACATGAAGGAAGCTTATTCTAAGTCTGAAAAAGAAGATGATGAAGATGAAGAAGAAGACGAAGAAGAAATGAAGGAAGAAGCTATTGAAGAAGATGTAGAAAATCTTCAAGAAACTCAAACTTTCACAATTACATTCAAGAAGGGAACTTCAACAGTTAAGACTGCTGTTGTAACTGCTCTTGATAAAGGTGAAGCAAAGCGTAAAGCTAATGAAATGAAGAAGACAAGCCCTTCATTAAAAGGTACTTCAGCAGTTATCAGCATGAAGGAAGAAACTTATTTTGATATTGCTGACGTTAACTTCACTGAACTATTCGCAGAACAAACAGAACTTTCAGAAGAATTCAAGACAAAGGCTGCAACAATTTTCGAATCAGCAGTTAATGTTAAGGTTGCAGAAAAAGTTGCTGAAATTAAAGAAGAATATAATACTAAGTTAGCCGAAACCACAAAAGCTATCCAAGAAAAAGTTGAATCAACAACAGATATGTATATCTCATATGTTGTTGAAAACTGGATCAAGGAAAATGAAGTTGCAATTACAAATGGTCTAAAGAATGAATTATTTGAAGACTTCCTATCCGGTCTAAAAGCCCTATTCGAAACTCACAATATTTCCGTTCCAGAAGAAAAGATTGATATTGCTGAAAAGGCAGTTTCAGAATTAGAAGAAGCTAATGAACAATTAGATAGTCTAATGTCTGAAAATGCAAAGCTAGTAAATGAAATCAACGCACTAAGAAAGAATAAGATTGTTTCTGAAGCTGTTGCTGGATTAACACTAGTTGATAGCGAGCTATTAGTTTCTCTAAGCGAAACTGTTGAATTTACTAACGAAGATGAATTTAGAAAGAAACTAGAAACTCTTCGTGAAGCACATTGCAATAAGAAAGATGCAACAGAAACTAAGAAACTAGTTATGGAAGATGTTGTTGAACCTACCATTGAAGAAGAAAAGAATATTGATTCTTCAATGAAGCGTTATCTAGACGTTATTTCCAGAACTTCTAAGTAAAATTTAAATTTTTATAAATATAAAAGAACCCTATTTCAAGGAGAAAAACTAAATGTATTTAACTGAAAACTTACAGAAAAAGTGGGGAGCAGTTCTCGATCATCCAGATCTTCCAAAGATCGAAGATAAGTATCGTAGAGCCGTTACAGCACTTGTTCTAGAAAATCAGGAATCAGCACTAAAGCAAGAAGCTCAAACACTAAATGAAACAGCACCTACAAACAATTATGGTGGTGGTGCAATTGGTGCATTTGATCCAATTCTTATTTCTTTAGTTCGTCGTACACTACCAAACCTAATGGCATATGATGTCTGCGGTGTTCAGCCAATGACAGGTCCAACAGGACTAATCTTTGCTATGAAGGCACGTTACGATAGCCAAACCGGAAACGAAGCTCTATTCCAAGAAGCTGATTCAGATTTCTCTGGTCAGCAAGCAGGAAGCCACACTGGTGCAACCAGCCATGCTGGTTATTCACCATTTGATTCAGGCTTTGCAACTGGTCGTCCACTAACAACAGCAGAAGCTGAAAATCTAGGAACTGGTGGTGGTGCTCCATCCTTTAAGGAAATGGCATTCACCATTGACAAGGTTACAGTTTCAGCAAAGACCCGTGCGCTAAAAGCAGAATACACAATGGAAATTGCACAAGATCTAAAGGCAGTTCATGGTCTTGATGCAGAAGGTGAACTATCAAACATTCTAAGCAACGAAATTCTAGCTGAAATCAACCGTGAAATCGTTCGTACACTATACACAATTGCTCGTACAGGCGCACAAGCTGGTACAGCAACTGCTGGTACATTCGATCTTGACGTTGACTCAAATGGTCGTTGGTCAGTTGAAAAGTTCAAGGGTCTACTATTCCAGGTAGAACGTGAAGCTAATGCAATTGCTAAGGATACTCGTCGTGGAAAGGGTAACTTCATCGTTTGTTCATCAGACGTTGCTTCAGCCCTAGCTATGGCAGGTGTTCTAGACTATGCTCCAGCAATGAAGGCAAATCTATCAGTAGATGATACTGGTAATACTTTCGCTGGTGTTCTAAATGGTCGCTACAAGGTTTATGTTGATCCATACTTTATTTCTGGTCCAGCAACTTCTGCTGGTGGTGTACAGGGTATTACTCCTGCAACCACATCAGAACTATTGATGGTTGGTTATAAGGGTAATTCACCTTATGACGCTGGATTCTTCTACTGCCCATATGTTCCACTACAAATGGTTCGTGCAGTCGATCCAAACAGCTTCCAGCCAAAGATTGCATTCAAGACACGTTATGGTCTAGCACCAAATCCATTCTTCAATGCAGCTTATGCAAACAACGCAGCACAGTTCTCTGCAAACGCAGCAATTGTTGCTCAGTCAAACGGTTACTACAGACTAGTCAAGGTAAACAACCTACTATAACCTTAGTAACAAACCAAAGAAAAAGGGGAGCCAAAAGCTCCCCTTTTTTTATTTTATAAATATGTTCGAGGTATATTATGCCAAGTACACTAGGTCCACTCTATAAACAACCAGATAATTTAAGTTTATTATCTGCATCAAAATTTAAATTAGACATTTCAAAATTAAATTATGTTGATTATTTTTGTCAGACTGCAAATATTCCAGGAATTTCTATTCCTGCTGCTGAATACCCAACACCAAAAAGAAATATTCCATTCACAGGAACAAAAATAAATTTTGATGAATTAATTATTGAATTTATTCTTGATGAAGATTTAGCTAATTATAGAGAATTACAGAATTGGATTATATCTCAGAGCGATTACCTAGACAAAGATTGGTATGATAATCTAGCTAATATAAAATCTAATGGTTTATATTCTGATGCAACATTACATATAACAACAAACGCATCTAATCCCAACTTAAAAATAAACTTCAAAAATATATTTCCAGTATCACTTTCTTCAATTGTTTTTACAACAGTAACAGATGATAGTTCTTACAAAACAGCATCAGCAACTTTTGCATACACTTACTATGAAATTATTAAAATTTAGTTGACAAACTTATAACTTTATGTTATAATATGTTATTAAATTAAATTAAGGATTGTGAATGACATACGAAGAAATTAAACAAAATTTTCAAAAAGATTATAAAATTTATATGGATGATTTGATAAATGAACCAAATAATTCTGCTATGAGACATATAAAATATATTGATCTTTATTTGAAATACAAAGATGAATTAAATAATTTATTTGATAAACAAAAGAAACTTAAAAACGATTTAACAGAATATTATAGTGGTCAAGCCTCAAATGAAGTTTACAAACAAAAACCATTCTCTTTAAAATTAAGAAAACCACAGATCCAATCTTATGTTGAAGCAGATGATGAGTATTTAAAACTTAATCAAGAAATAAAAGAAGTAGAAAAAATTCTTAATTTACTTGAAACTGTTGTTGATAGATTTAAATGGAGAGATAAGGCGATTGGAATTATGCTTGATTATGAAAAATTTTTAAATGCAAGATAATACTTTATACATATCTAAACTAAATGAAAACTATATTAAAATAGATTCTGAAGCTGGTATTTTGTATGAATTAAATGAACATTTTACATTTCTTGTTCCTGGACATACATTTATGCCAGCTTTTAGAATGAAGACATGGGATGGTAAAATAAGATTATTTTCACTTTATGAAAAGAAAATATACTTAGGACTTCTAAAAAAAGTTTTAGAATTTGCCAAAAAAAGAGATTATAAAGTAGTAATAGAGAGTTTAGATTTAAAACCAAAACAAAATATATCACTAGAAGAGGCAACAAATTTTGTTGCCTCTTTAGATATTCCAGACATAACACCACATGATTATCAGTTAAACGCATTTATTCATTGTGTTAACAATAATCGTGGTGTATTGTTGTCTCCAACTTCTAGTGGAAAATCATTAATCATTTATCTTATAACAAGATATTATCAACAGCTAGGTAAAAAAATATTAATTATTGTTCCAACAACTTCTCTTGTTGAACAAATGGCTGGAGATTTCCAGAGTTATACAAAAACACCTAAATGGTCTGATAAAAATTGTCATAAAATTTACTCTGGTCATGAGAAAATTAACAACTCAAATATTGTTATTTCTACATGGCAGAGTATTTATAAATTAAACAAAAATTGGTTTAAAGATTTTGATGTTCTTATTGGTGATGAGTGTCATTTATTTTCTGCCAAGTCACTTCAGGATATCACACTTAAATGTGAAAAAGCAAGTGTTAGAGTAGGAACAACAGGAACTTTAAATGGAACTAAGACACACGAATTAGTTTTAACTGGTTTGTTTGGTCCGGTCGAAAAAGTTATTACAACTAAAGAATTAATAGAAAAGAAAAAAATATCTGACATTAATATTAACTGTTGCATCATCGAATATAGTGAGGAAGAACGTAAGATTGTAAAAAAGATGAAGTATTCCGAAGAAATTGATTATATTGTAGCACATAAAGGTAGAAATAATTTCCTCGTTAATTTAACTACATCTTGTGAAGGTAATACATTATTACTTTTCAATCTTGTTGAAAAACATGGAAAAGTATTATTTGAAATGATTAAACAGAAAGCAAAAAATAAAAAAATATTCTTTGTTTCTGGTGAAATTTCTGCTGAAGATAGAGAAAAAGTTAGAAAAGTTTCTGAAGAAAATAATAATGTAATTATTGTTGCTTCTTATGGAACATTCTCAACTGGTGTTTCTATCAAGAATCTACATAATGTTATATTCGCATCACCTAGTAAGTCTAGAATTAGAAATCTACAAAGTATAGGTAGAGCATTAAGAAAAAATCATAACAAAACAACAGCAGTTTTATATGATATCGCAGATGATTTTTCATTAAAAAAACATAAAAATTTTACTTTACAACACTTCATTGAACGTGTTAAAATATATAATGAGGAGAAATTTAAACACAAGATTTATCAAATAAAATTATGATTAAACAAATTAAATTAACAAATGGCGAAGATGTTGTATGTGATTTAGAAGAAATTCAATTGTCTGAAAATAAAGTAGCTTATATGATAAAAAATGCATATAAGATTCTACAGATGGTTAATGAGAGAGGAGATATGAATATTGGGTTCTCCCCTTGGTTTTTATATACAGACGAAGATCAAGCAATATTTTTATCAACACAACATATAGTTGCTTATA